AAGCCGTTCTTAACAACAACCCCAGGGTTCTTGGTGAATAACGAGCTTATGAAGCTTTCTATGTAGCCATATCCGTCTGATGTTTGAACTGTAATACCTGCATTAGTATCTAAGTCATCCCAAAAACGGCATTCATAGGCACGTTTGTATTTATACATATCACGTTTTTGGTCGTCCCAATATCTCTTGTGTGCTTGCACTACCTGAGATAAGACACCTGGTGTAACGTTATATCTTGCCATATCAATATCCTCCTGCTGGTGACCACGGCAATGGACCCTTTGCTTTTATTCGTTTTGCTCTTGTTTTCGCTTTAAATTCTTCTATCATATCACGCCTTACAGCAAAAAAACTGGGTGCTGGCTTAAGCTTACATAGCCATAATGCCAGTGCAGTGCTAATAATTATATCATCGTGTGTGCCTTTTGCCATAGCATTTGGCACACCATTGTCTGAAATTTCAACAGTGCGTAACTCACTCCATAATAATTTACTAATACAACCTATCTGCTCATTACAAAGCATATCCCTTAGGTGGTCATATATAGCTATCTTGTTATGTTTGTTTGTTCTCCAATACTTACCATTCTTATCTTTGTAGATGTTACGTAGTTTCCATTCTCGTAATCGTGCGATAATAACCTCACCTACGCCATTTTGTTCCACAACTGTAAGCGGTTCATTAAACTCCCAATACTTTTCCCATACTACATCTGCAAAATTGTGTGGTAAAATAGTATTGCTGCGATAATGATAGACCGGCTGCATTGTGGTGCGAGAAACAACAGTAATTGTGCTGTAGTCTCCACCTGCACCTGAGGAAACATCTACACCCATAGCATATTGGTCGTCACCACGCGCTTCTGTGTAGTAATGGTCTGGTCCTCTACCGGTGTCAATTAAGTCTAAGTTGTCAATAACATCGGTAGGAAAGAAAAGATTGGAAGAACTGAGAAAGGCTTCATCTATATTAGATGGAAACTCACGCCTAAATTTCTCTACACCTAAAGAATTAATCTTTGTTCGTCGCCAATACATTTGTGCTTTGGTAAGACCATATGCTTCTTGTATCTTTAATTCATCCTCAGACATATCAGGCACGCTCTCTAAATGAAACCGTGACTTCTTGGCGTAGTTCTTGTGTTTATACCAAGGGAAGAAACAAAGATGCCATCCATTGGTTCCTGCGTTTAAGATAAGGTCGTGATACTTGTCACCTGGAACGTTAGGTGTAGTTTCAATTACGACTTGTCCTTCGCCAACTGAGGCGATGACATTAGCAAGGAGGTCTTCTTGGTCATCGAAAAAGGCGAACTCGCTAATGTGTGCGCTGTTGAAGGTGAAACTTCTGGTTGCGCCACCTTTTCCTCCGGCTGTGAAGCTTCTAAGGACTGACTTTGTATCAGCAAACTGGAGGGTTCTATTTGAGCTTCGTGAAAGCTTTCGTTGTAATGCTTTAGGGAGCTTGAAGTAGAATTCTCGGTCCATTGAATGAAGGTGGTCGGCACTATCACGTGTGTAGCTAATGATGGCGTGGGTTGTCGGGTCGTTGCTGCAGTATTGCTTCCAAAGGTAAAACGCTCGGAGCAGCGTGCTGCATCCGATTTGTCTGGCTTTGAGGACAATAACTCTTTTTTCTTTGAGTAAGACATCTAATAATTCCTCTTGTTCGTCATTAAGGACAAAGGGCACGAGTTTGCCTGATGCCTTGTCCATTACTTTTAAAAACTTAAAGAAGGCTCTGGGGTCCTTCTTAAACATTGTTAATATTGTTTTATTTACTTTCACTCATCGCCACCGCTTATGACACGAAGGATATCAGTCATATCTTCTTCACCGCCAAATTCTTGTCTATACTTTAACAAGACCTGTGTCAGTTCCATAAACGTGCGTGGTGATGCTTTCCAATCATCAGCATCATTATTCTTTACAGCCAATAACATAACACTACGTAGGATACCTTCCATATCACCTTTGTATATAGCGTCTTTTAATTGTGCCTGATATGATTTACTGCGTTTCTTATGTTCTGCTTTGTTTAACTTGCCAGTGCTCATTTTTTTACCCGGGTATTTTTTTGTCGTTTTCTGAGTGGTGCATTTTTCTGTGCTACTACTACATACTATAAATTTACAATATTGGGACCCTATTGTTACAATATATTATACCACATTACGACAACAATACACAACACGGTATAACATATAACAGGACCTTATTGTATATATATCCTATTATACATCATACCACCACTTTTTACAAAATAAAATTATATTAATTAATTTATTTATTATTGTAAATATCAAACATACCAATCCATACCTAACTGGAAATGATATAAGGTGAAAAGGTTGTTTTGATAAAGAATATCAAATTGTAAAACCTTATACTTACCATCCTTACAATCAAAGGCATAATCACCTATATCTAAATCATAAAGGAATTCACCTTCACCTGTAAAATTATCTATTGTATCTTCATCCACCCATATATATTCCTTCCTTGTTATAAGGCCAAACCCACCTCCTTCATAAACACTTTCAATCAAATCACCTTTATTAATCTTTGCCGTAAAATTCATTTCATACCTCCTTTGGTTATGATTAATAATAACCTGTTTTATTTAAATTTATAATAAAAAATTAATTATTTTTATTTTATCTTTTTATTGTAAATAGTATAATTAACTGTATATTGGAATTTACAATGAAAAAATTATTATTTTCTACCCCAACTTTTGGCTATCAGTTTGACCGACTTACTGACGCAGTCTGGCCTGCACCCTTGCCGCTGGTAGAACTTTAATAAACTCTTGTAAATCTATGGCTGGTGGTGTATGATATAAACATACGCTAAATGGACAAGGATGGATGTGGTGATACTGTGTAATACGTGATGATAAAACCGGTGACCTCGTGTAAATCGTGTTTTCTCGTGTATCCTCGTTGGCTCTGTATAAAGATAAGTAGATGACCCTTCCAAAAGAAAAACAGACTACAACTGGGGTAGCCTGAAGATAAGCGTAAAAGCCGGAGGCTATGCGCTGAAAAAGGCGTGACTGCTAAGCACGACCTCTTGCTCTTTTATTTGCACGTATCATCGTGAGTATGTCATACAGGTCGGCTTCGGCTTTACTGTTGCGTATCTGTAGTAAATCAATAACCTG